TTTTTTAGAGGGTTTTCCGTCTTTTTCTAAACGAAGGGTATGTCTAGTGGTGGCGCCGCCTTTAGGTTTTCCTGGACCAACAGTTATTTTATCATGCCATTCATCTTCTGGGACTGTATATCCTTTAGCGTTTGCTTGAGCTTGGGCATGTTGAACGGCAGAAGAATAAGTTGGATGATGAATAATGCTAGTATCTTTTTTAGCTTCGTCTAGTTCATTTTCTTTTAATGGAGGCAATTTTTGTCCCCGTTTTTCTAATTCTCCATAAATGCGCTTTAACGTTTCATGTTCTTT